CCAACCCTTCCAATAATCATCGGACTCAGGTTGCTTAGCCACCATTATCTTGCGTTTAAACTTAGCAATGTGTATATCTTGCAACGCTTTATAGCGTGCAAAGAATTGCGTATCATCCATCTTGCGAGAACGATACCTTCACAGTCGCGGTAGATATATCAAGGAATGTAACTAACTTATCCATCTTGCCCTTGTCACCAAACTCAGTGGTCTTAGGCAACCATTTAGTTTCCCACTCGGGCTCGTCAATCACGCCAAGGTTGAAGCCGTAGATACCTTGAGGCGTGTTGTTAATATACCAAGGCTGATACCCGATGTAATGCGCGCGACTAACTAAGGCATCATACTTTTTCTTTTCCAATAACAAAGTATCGTAATGCGTTAGCCGCGACTTAAGTTCAATGTAATGTTTAAACGATGCAGACTGACAATCGAATGTATCGTATTCACCTTCGGACTTTTCCAAGTCAGGATAAACACTACCTTTTAACCAATCAAAAAGTTCCTTTTCTTTCATTGTTTAAACAGTTTCAGTATGCGATTTACCTGGCTGTTTAAATCTTCTACTGTTCCGTTATTAATAATAGTTGCATCGAAATCATATCTATCCATAGCGACTTCACTCTCGTGGTCATTGACCGCGCTAGTGTTCGGGCGTATCACGCGCACGATAGCGCCGTTCATATCAGCGATAGCCTTAGCCTCATTAGGGAATCTCACATCTGTGAACACGACATCAGTAGAGGTTCCTATCTGCGACATCGCTACGACTACCCAAAAGTCTGAACCAAATTGCTTGCGCCCTACCTCAGCACCCATTGCTTGCAGCAGGCGGCGCACTTCATCTTTACCTTTGGCAACATCCCATCCATACTCGTCAACCAAATCAGCAACGCGTTGCCCACCTTCAACAAGAGGATTAAGTCCATAGACTGCATCACGAATCGGGTCCGCAAACGCGAGGCGTTTAAACCCGTGCTCGCGCACAAGAATCTTCGCTGTCTCATCCTTGCCTGTCTGTGCGTAACCACTCAAACCTATAATCATTTAGCAATCTCCGTTCTCATCTAAGATACAATCGCAATCATCTTCAAATTCAAATAGTTCAATATCAAGCAACAAGTCTGCTGCCTTCATCATTAACCAAGCACCAAAGTCAAATAGTTTAGCGCCAATCCACTGTTTAAACACTGCCCTCTGCCTCCCGTAGTTCTGCTCTGGCTTGAGCATTTGATTTACTTTTACGACGACCACTCCACATTGGTGCTTCGCCACCCAGTCTGTCTTGTAACTTAACTATCGCGCGCTTCACGCGCTTACGCATAGCATCCTCGGATACTTCATACATAACAGCGAGCGCATCAAACTCGATGCCGCCATCTGCATAACGCTGCCGCAGCAGCGCTCTATCTACACTGTTTAAACTAGCAATGGCTTGAGTCAAGTCCGCAAATAAAGCCAAGCGGTTGTTGCCTTCGCTTGGCTTAGTTGATTTAGATACAAATTCAGAGGACATATCAGGTGTGTCTAACCATCCTTCATAGTTCCATACATCTCGGAGAAGTTGGTGCAGTATCTCGGAGGTGTAGTAGAAACTATCGGACTCGTGACTGCGACTCCTGCGCACACGCTCACGAGAACAGAGGCGTTGACCTTCGTTGATAAATGTTTTGCGCAGTTTAAACGCAAGACTATCTTGGTCATTCCATTCTTCAATTTTATGCCAGTGTTCCAGTGCCCACACTATTGAATGTTGGTACAAATCATCTGCCGATATAAGGTTCCTTTGGATACGGGCTACACGCTGCGCGCTTGCACGCGCAGTCTTGTAGATAACTTCCATCAGTTCCGCGTGGGTTGACATACTGTTTAAACGCCTGCTCTCTTCCTTAATCCATCTGCGCCTTCGGCGAGATAAACATCATTAACATCCTGACCTTCGGGCATAAAGATTGAGAATACATTTTCAAGTTCTCTACTTATACCCTTCGCCATCTCACGACCAGCGTTATCGCCATCGCAAAACAACAAAACTTTATTCCAGTCTGCTAATACACGAGAGTAAAAAGGCTTCCAGTTATTTGCACCAGGCAAACCAACTGCTTTGAATCCTGCCTGTGTTGCAATGACAGTATCCAACTCCCCTTCGCACACCACTAAGGTATCACCATCTGAATTGAGCGCAGTGATATTGTAGATGTGCGTGTTGGCTCCTGGTCTGGACAGATACTTAGGTCCATCCCCGTTTAAACTACGGAAGCGGATGTCCACGATACCAGTGGGTGTTATGTAAGGGATAGCCAACTTACCAATGTAAGGTTCGTGCCCAACCTCAGGTTCGTTTACGAAGCCGAGGCGGAATGTGCGAGCCGTTTCCTCTGTGATACCTCTCCCCGTCAGGTACGGGAGCACTGACTCTAGATTGCCCTCGTAACTCAGCGTTGCTCTCTCCAGTAATTCTCTCTGCGAACTCGACAGCCCTGCCATAATCCATACCCTCTTTCTTCATTATGATTGAATACACATCGCCAGCCATATCACAACCGAAGCAACGAAAGCCCCCGTTTTCTATGTTTAAACGCGCTGACTTAACTCTATCGCCGTGGAAGGTGCATCGTACACTTACCCATCCCGCTCGACCATACGGAATATCAAACCCGTAGTGTTCTAGTACCTTTGTTATATCGTGCTTAGAGTTTTGGGAGCGCATCACTGAGCCTCTGTACGACATACGCTTCACCTATCCCCTTGTTAGATGCTTTGATAATTACCAATGGATGCGGTGCTACCTTTAATTTCTTTGCAATGCGGTAGTTCTCCGCCTCAATATCTGCCTCTTTAAGCCAGCCACTAAGGTCAATCTTGCCATCACGCCGTGGTGCTTTAGCCTCGACCACATAGATATCATTATCCGTAGGTAGAAACACATCACCTATATCGTTGCGCCCTGCACGCGGCAATCTCTGGGCGTTTAAACCCTGCTGCAGTAGCCACTCAGCCAGTTCAATCTCGAACGCTGCACCTCTACGCTTGTTGCTTGCCTGTTGACTAACCATTACTTGGCTGCCTTTCTTTGCTCACGCTTAATAAATGGTGATGATGTATTAACATCCAACTTCTCCGCAATCTCCATTGCTTTAATTGCAGTAGCACCAGTATGTAACGCACCTACTGCATAGACACTACCGCTACCTATGCCATAGAAATTCGTATCGCTAAGAGTAACTGTTAGGTCCTCATCAATATCGAAGATGGTTCCGTTTAAACATATCAACAGTGAGAACGACATTGACCTTTCGCCTTTGTCATCTTTGTCTTGCGGGTCAAACCCATTCTCCTTGAAGTCATCACGCAACGAAGGCATCACTGATGCAATCATAAAGTGGAATGTATCCTTGAGGTCATCTTGCGTAGGCGTAGGTGGTTCCCATATGTGATGAACAAACTGTAATACTCGGAAGTCTCCAGCAGCAGCAATCAAATACTGCCCCCGCTTTACAATCTTAGTCATACTACGATGTTTAAACGGGGTGCTGTTGTTCCCGACAACTACGCTATCGGCATAGAGAATACACTTATCGGGATACTGAATACCAATAACTGTTGTCATATTAATCTTCCTGTGCGCGTGCCTGCTGTTGTGCTTGTGCAATAGTCCAGAACATTTGATAGTAGTGAACATCTAAAGCAAAGCGTTTCATATGTTTAACCAGTGCGCCAGTGTGTGCGTGTACTGGTATGCCAGCAGCCTTGAGTTTACGGAAGAACACGATATCTTCGGAGACATACTTATCGCCGATTCCTTCTTGCTCTGCAAACATAGACACATCGGGAAACATCTCACGCAACTTAGGCACAATGGACTTGTGCATTAGGCATAGACCCATACCAGCATTGTCAACCTTGATGAGTTTATCTACTGGCAGCGGATGAACATAAGCAATCTGAAACTCTGATACCTCGTTAAAGATAGCAGGCATAGGTTGCATCACTGACTTCTCATTCTCCTTGGAGATAAAGTAAACGCCGCAAACTACTGGGTGTGTGTTCTTATCTGCTGCATCCCATAGAGTTTTTAATACATCGTTGGTGAGTACGATATCTGAGTCAACCCATAGTAACCAGTCTGTCTTGATACTGTCAGCCCACATATCAAAGAGATGCTGGCGTTGTCTGCCAATCTGATTCCCTTGTACGCGCACTGCATTGTTGATGGTCATTCCATAGTTACCTGCTTGAATGGTGGTGTATAGCAAACCTTCGGTAAACTTGCCGTCAGTCATACCATTGTCGCACCACCCAATGGATAAAGTTTCTTTACTGCTGTGCATCGTCTGCTCCTCCGTAGGTTATCTTCACTTGATTCCAGTCAACTAACTCTGACTTAACTTCAAGCGCATCCAGTACGCGCATAGCCTGCTCAGCCATTTGTTTAAACGATGTTGTCATCGCCATTAATGTTTCTAAAGATTCTTCGTCACACTCAGGTCCGTGCTGTGAACCTAGGTGTTCTGTGTGCTGTTGTACATAATCAGCAAACTGAATAGCCTCGAGCCATATCTTGTTCGGGTCATAAACTGTGGCTGCAATCTCGCCAACATTTTCAAGTAACGCTGGCAAGTCTGATAATAACTTTTCTTTCAAGTCGTTAGGTATCTTAGAATTGTTTATCACTTCACGAATTTTTGCTTCGTCAATCTCATTCTCATCCATCATTACTCCAGTCTAAGGTTGGGCTAAATCTAATACTTGCATACTTGCAGGCTCATAACTAAGCCATATAGGTGTACCACCTGTGGCATCGGCTGGACCATAGCGGTTCTTTACTGGGCAAACGGCAAGCAATCCTGCTTGACTATGCACAGTAAGGATAAGGCTTGGAGTCTGCGCGACCTTGCCGTGTAGCGATGAACGCGGAGGGCAAGGGTTGCCCGTTACGCCTTCGCTTGTATGGTGACAAACAACTACTGCTGCGCCTGTCTCTCTAGCCCACCACTTAAGTTCACGCATCAGATGGCGCAAGCCACCCCACTCATCCTGCCCATCAAGGGTTACATCCACTGCGTTATCTAATACGATTAAACGCACATCTTCACCGAGGCGCTCGCGTGCTGCGAGAATTGCATCCTCGATATCCTTAAGGGTAGGTGCTGAATCAAACTCCCACATAATGTGGTCAGCAGGTTTCAACATTTGAGCAGCCCACTCTCTATCGTTATCCATCATAGGTTCAACTTCACCCTGCGGTAACTTAGTAAGCATTGCTAATAAGCGTAGGCTCATAGTGTGTGAGTGTGTATCAGCAGATATGTATAGCGTTGGAACATTTGCATTGACTGCAATAGCGAGCGCAAAGGTTGACTTACCTGCTCCTGGTGGACCAGCAACCATACTTACTTCGCCAGTTCTAAAGGCTACTTGCTGACTCGCAAGGGAGGACCACACTGTAGGTAGTGTGGCTCCTCCTTGCGATGCTGTCTTAATAGCGCGCGATAATAAACGCACTATTAAGCCTTAGAGTTACAAGCCTCAGCGCGTTGACGAGCACAAGCAAAGAACGCCTTGTATGGCTTTCCTGCCTTGCTTACGCCAGCAGGTACTAGGCGCATAGGCTCTCCGTGTTCACACACTGGAGCAGGTCCTGTCTGCGCTGGCGACCAACCCATTGCGCTAGTAGGCGCAGAGGTTGCACCTTGTGGGCGCTCAGGTTGTGGCAAGCCGCTGACGGATGCGACCTTAACTCCACCACCATTGATGGTGCAGATGGCTTCGATAGCCAACTCAACATCGTTGACTAGGTTGATGCGCTGTAGTAGCGAATCGAGGTACTGGTCCAGTTCTGCCTCGGACCAAGCACGGACATTGATGAGTGCACCCTTAGGTGTCTTGAAGTTCATTTGGAATGGGGCTTCATTACTCATTTGTTGTTGGTTCTCCTATCGTTATCTCAGGGTAAAGATGAGAGTCTTTACCATTAACCGCGTAGCACGCTGTGTTAACACTACAAGTCCCGCACATAAATCCTGGAGCGGGGATGAAGATATCGTTCTCAACTGCCAGTTTAAACTTGTTGAGCCAAGAACCAAATCGGTTCTCCGTGTACATATCTAGCGGTACTGGTGCTGTAAGTTCTCCAGTACGGGCAAGGAAGTACGCACCCTTAGTAGGGCGCACA